CATATTAGTGTTTCTTTCAATAGCCTTCATGAGGTCGCCCTTGTTAAGGCCGGCCGCAAACTTATCAAGGGCTGCGGAGCCGCCGTCTGCAAAAGCTTCGCCAACACCCTGAGCTGCTTTGGATTTTGCAGATCCCTTTTCTCCGGGTTTTTGAGTGCCGGCACCCTTTTCAAGGTTTCCTGTAATGTATTTTCTTGTATCGGCTTTTGAATATCCTATGACTTTCGATAACGTATTCAATGCGAATTTGCCGATCTTGCCGCCGCTCATTATGTCATCATAAATCGGGTGCGCACGGATAACTTCTCTAATTCTAAGCATCCTCTCATCTTCGTCCATCATTAATATCTCATTAGGACTAAAGGCATTGAAGCCGAGAATAGCATTCATTTGACCTACGAACTGCGCGGCGCCGCCAACGGTATCTAGCCTGTCGCCGAACCCGGACATAAGAGTACCAACAGAAACGCCCGTCTGTTGGCTTAATTTTTGCATATTCTTAAATTGTTCTGCCACTTTGGGGCCCTCATAGGACAAGGACTTTGCAACCAACTGAAAGTTTGAAGAGACTGTGCTAGGAAGCATTTTCATCTCGTCTGCAAAATCTTTCAAACCTTGGTTCAATCCAAGAATCTGCTCTTGTGTCATATTGAACATATTTTGAGCGATGTCGACATTTTGTGTGTACTGTTGGAAACTGATCCCTAAACGATCAAGCGACGCGGCTTGAAGACCTAGAGATTCTGCATATGCTGTTTGCTTTTCTGCTAACATTGGAAATAATTCCATATTTTTAGACAGAGCTGCAACTGCTGCTGAACCAAGCTCAGCGTTGCCGGCCATTTTGTCCATCAGAGTTGAAACATTGGTTAGTGCTATATCGATTTTGCCGCCTTTAGCGAAAGTCAATCCTGAGGCTGAGATAGTCTTTATAGAGGACTCAATTGTCTTCATTCTGGCCTCTATCATCGTAGAGTATCCAGTGAGAGCGTCTAAACCAGTGACAGTATAAGTGGACCTCTCCTCTTCTAGTATCTTCTCTATATTCTTTAGACGACTTAGCGCGTCTTTGCCAAGCTTTACACCCTGCTTTGCCTTACCGGGACCTCCGGAAGGATTATTGGGATCGTTTGGACCAGTCATAAAAATTATACTCCAGTGTTATTTTGCTTCTTACTATAAATAGAATATATATTTAATTTTCAGAATTGTTTGTTTCATCCTGAATGTTGCGGTCGACGAACCATTTGCGCAAACCAATTGGCAAGCTATAGGCCTCCGAAAAAGAAAATGATAATTTCTTAATTAAGTAGAAAATTTGCTCATATACAACATCACGGACATAGTTAGATGTCGGTGCGAAAAAAGGCCCACGAAAGAGGCACCTCTCTTTCTGACACATGTGAGCACGCGGGACATGTTACTTCTTGCGTGGTGTCAACGGTTGGTCTGCAAGTAGAAAAAAAGTTTAATATTTCTTTAGCATCAGCTGCGGGGAGGACTTCTATTAGCTTCTCTAGCTCTGCTCTGTCTGTGACTCCATTCGCGGAGATCATTGCCGTTTTTAAAAAAGCAATCGTAAAATTGAAGGGAAGATTGTATTTTTGTTTTTGTTTTCTTTCGGTTTCAATATCTTCGTTGTCATCCGGTGAAATATTTAACAACTGAACTTCTATATTTGAAAGTGGCAAGGTAAATTTAAAAGTATCTGATTCTGCATCGTAGTGGCTTTCTTCAGTTTTCTCATCTCTGAATGATACTTTTGATAAGTCAAACTCATGTGCCGTAATCTCTTTGCAATTTTCACAAAAAATGTCTGATGTATATTTCTGGCCGTAGCCGGAGCGGCGCGCTGCAAGAAGAATTGCCACTTTATCTTCTTCTAAAAGATCACCCGCACTTACACCCTCTGTTATCAGTAGGGAGTCTATTAGTTTATCAAGCGCTCCAGTTTTGCCGGCGTTGGCAGACAAAACATCTTCCTCTTTAGCTGTCATGAATTTGATATCTACGCTTGTCTTCTTGTACATTGGGTTTGAGACAGGGTAAAAATCTCCCTGAGAAGGGAGTTCTACGGATTCTGTAGGTACCACAAAGGATAAGTTGAAGGCGTTATTTGATTCCCGCGGGGGAGGGCCTTTTACCTCTTCTGTTTGTGGCTCTGTATATTCTGGGTTGGGTGTCGGTTGTAGTCTTTTGGAATTTCTGTTACTCAATTTTTCTCGCTTTCTCGTCTAAATAAATTAATAAAATATTAAGAGTCTTTATAATAGCATGTTTTTCTTATCTTTACAATAAAAAATTATGCATTATCGGTTTTGTTCTCTGTCCATTTTGTTCTTGGCTGGACTGTTACACCCTTGCCGGATGGGTTAAGTTCTGCCCAATCGTACTTTATACCAATTTGTATATTTAGTGCATCGTCCGACCCGTAATCAAGGCCATCGAAATTTACTGAGGTTATCTGAGGGTTATTAATCCTCCAAGATTCGATTATCTTGTTTGAGCCTGCTGCGTCGATTTGGTCAATTCTTATGTAATTTCCTAAAGTTTGTACCATAGCTTTCTTTGAGATAGTTTTCTTGCCCGAGCCGTCACCGGCGAGTACTTCAGTCGGTAAAACATATCCCGATGCCTTAATTATATCATATAACGTTAGAGTGGCGTCTGGATTGACGGGGTCAACTAAGGTTATTGAAATATCCTGCCAAGTAACACGACCTGGGAAGTGAAACTGATGCTGCAAGAAATTGTGTGAAGAAGAGCCCACTTGAAAAGAAGGCTTTGTTACCGACTTTATAATAAACTGTGGTGCTCCTGCAAAATAAAGAAGCCATCTAAATTTTCTCTTTGGCTCAATGCCTGGCTGAGTCCAAAAATTGTTGGTTACTGACATAATGTGGGTCTCCTAAAAGTATATAGTTTCAAATTCTTTTTTATCCTAGCGGATCTGCGAATTCTGCGCCTGATCTCGATATTATAAAGTCGACTGCGATGAATTCAATTGAGCGAGCCGGCTTTAAAAATATCTTAGCGTACATGATGTTTCTATCTACCAAGTCCGCTGTTGTCGTGGTATCATCCAAAATTACCTTAAAATCAGAAAGTCCAAATTTTTGTTTGATACTTTCTAGTTCTGGTACTACGGCGTTCACGAATCGGTTCCAAGTTTCTTGTACATTCTGCTCAAACAACAGATTTGAACACACAGTTGAAACGAACTTCTTAACATAGATAAGCAGGCGCCTCACGTTAATTCTGTCCAGTGCTGACTGAGTCGACTGCAGAGTCTTCTGACCGAAGATAACAATACCCTCTGATACGAAAGATGCTATCGGGTTTACGTTTGCCTCGTATAAAGTGTCTCTATCTTTTGCCATAAGTTGCTCCGAGACCTGAAGGACAGGAACTCCTGAATTCCCTTCGTTTAGGCCTCCGCGGTTGAACCCTGCGGGTGCGAACCAAACTGCGTCTCTCTCTTCAGTATAAGCCATTACTCCCAAGGCAACAACTGATGGCGGAACCCAAACGTCTCTAGAAGACATCTCATCTCGGATTTTAACCCAAGGATAATAAGCTGCCCCATAAGAGGAATTAAGCTGTCGGCTAACTAATCTGTCGGCTGCAGCCGCTGGTGTTGTTTTGATCCTATTCGAAAACTGTGCGCAACGCTTCTGGCTCGGTGGGACATATACCTCCGGAAGATCTATTATCGCCATCGAATCTGCTCTAGATTCGCATGCCCTAACAAGTTTTGTTGTTAAGATCTCGTTTGTGATACCCGGTAGTACAGCCAAATTATGCTCAATCATTTCTGGGTCCTTTACAAGTTCAATTGCTCTATCAACAGATGCAAAAGAGTAGGATGTGTCAGATGAATTTTCTTCCAAAACTCTGTTGTTAAACGGGTTTGCTTCCCGAATATTAGTTCCGTCAGAACCTCCAACCAGAGGCGCTTGAAAACCTTTTATTATTTCCGTTAATACCCGAAGGCCGTCTGCTTTGCCGCCGGTGTCAGCAATTATCCCTGAAAAACTCTGGGCGGCGACGCTTGCGGCTTTAGACCCAGCTGCGTAATAGGCTGACTTCACTTCTGATTCTCTGGAGATGCTAGAAGTTGCCGCGGCTCCCGTTGCAGCGCCTGCGGCGGCTGCGGTTGGTACCAGGACCACCTCGTCTAAAGAAAAAGCGAAAACGTGCTCGTTCTGACCAGTGGTGGCAGTTCCGTCATCTTGATCACCGACTAGCGAAAGGCTGTCCAAGCTAGATAATCTTCTAACGTGGTCTACATAGCCGGGATTCAGCGCCGGGGTTACTGTAGTAGCCCCATTGGCGCCATACCTTCTCAAGTAGGGGGTTGCGCCCATCAAATAATCATCATCGGCAGAGCCAGTTACAATTAGCGGAAAGTCTGGCCAAGTACAAGTGCTTCCCGACAGATCAGAGTGAGTTTTATCTAAAGTGCCGCTCACCCAAACCTCAGTACCTGACCCGAAACCATGAGTGCCATGATCAGATCCTCCGGCGAATTGGACTACTGTTGCGTTATGGCTGCCCCCAAGAGATATATCTCCGTTTCCTGCAGTTTTATTGCCGGCGGAGCCGACTACTCCTTGAGTTATCGTCACCTCTGCGTTGGAGCCTCCGGCGGAGACAGTAATTGTATTACCAGCAGCTGCAACATAGGCGTTAATTGCAGACCGCAGTGCTGCGGCCGCGGAAATTGGTGTTGCGGACCCTCCAACGCCCACTTTAATCATGCCAGTTCCAGCATCGCGCGATCCGTCGACATCGGTATTGCCGGTCATAATTCTAAAACTCTCGCTGGTGCCAGCGTGATTAGTTATTTGTATTATGGCTCCGTCTGCTGGTGCTGAACTAAAAGTAACCTTACCTGCTGCTGCTACACCGCCGGCAGGCTCACCCGTTAAAGATACTGGCCTAATTGGACCTAAGAAGCCAAATGGCACCTTTTCAGGGACGCCAGCTGGGTCAAGATCCGGGTGGAGTTCAACTCTTATATATTCTGATACATTAGGGCTGGTTCCATAAAGCTTATTTCTTTTTTCGTTACTGTTCCATTCATAATATTGGTCGCCAATTTTTCTAGCTACGAAGTTATCAGAGTTCGCGTCCAAGTTGCAGTTATCGAAACGTTCTACTACCTCCACCTTTGAATTAGAAATTCTTTTAACAACAACACTGAAGCTGCCAAATCTATTTAAGTCCTTGGCGCGTGGTATCTTGATCTCTTCTATAGCGATAATCAAATTCCTACCAGCCTCAGAGCCCTCTTGAATCGCTACAAGCCTAAAAAGCGGGTCTTGTTTTGAGGCGGCAAAAGTGCTATTATTCATTGCGGCATCATTTGGGATGAACCATCCAGTTCTAGCTGCAGTAAGTCCATGCTTCTCTGACTTGAAGTCAGCCATCTCCGAGTCCAATTCTAAGACTACGGCAGCGACCTTATCAGAGTCTCCCACAGATGCCTCTGCCTGGGCTATTGCCTCTTCAAACGTCTCACCCAGCCAATATTTAGAAGCCATACTAGATGCTGCAGGATTCATAATTTCACTGTTTGTTGCAACTGGGTTCGTATTCAATTCGTTTCTAATTTCTGAAAGCAAAAAGCTCACTTCCTTCGAATCAGAACCTGAAACTATTTGCATCGTTAGTCTATTAGTGTCACTTAATGTGACCGACTGGCCATGTTCGGCTGTTATGCTTGCTGCGGTTTTGACGGATTTTCCTTTTAGTTTAAAATTCAAACCGTCATCCATCGAATAAAATATAGCAGCGGGCTCTAATTTGGCAGAACCAGTGTGAGTGCCTGCGCTAGCTGAAGTGTATAAAAATAATCCAAAAGCTTTTTCTGCTTTCCAGCCTGGCTCTCCGTCTGTCCCGTCAAGGGCATCATCGCCGGCGATACCAGCGAGACGAACAATAGTCACAGGAGAATCTATTTCCGCAGAAAGATACGCTCTTGCTGCGTATGGTGCATAGGACTCAGCCAACAAGTCTGTGCCCTCTCTCCATGGATCTGATCCTTCATTTCCAGGCATTGGAGCACCAAAGACTCTATCGAATTCTTCAAGAGATCTAACCTTGTAAGGTTTCATCGCTGGACCTTGTCGTGTGCGACCAATAATTACTGGTCCTATTGCCGGGGCCACACCCGGAAGCTGGGAGTTGTCTATTTCTTTTAAAAACACTCCTGGTGATACAAATCTAAATTTTCTAGATGCCATATTTAGGTTCTCCTTCTAAAGGACATTATAAATGTTATTTTACTTAATTAAATAGTTTTTCTTTCTTGCAATGGAATAAAGAAAAAGAAAAGCCCGCCAAAAAGGCGGGCTGGGGTGGGAAAATCATATATTGGTGGGATTATTATTTCTTTGTGTATCGAACCGTGATAACATCAGTGTCGTCAATAGCCTGGACAAATGTAACGGTCGCTCCAGATACGGAATAGTCTCCATTTTCCGAAAATGGATCATCGCCGGCGTTCAGCTGCAACTGACCATTAAGGTAAATTGCGAGGCTGTTGTCCACTATTGCGGTGCTAGCTAGAGCCATGCTGAAAATCGACCCGCTGTTTGTGCTGCCTGACTTGAAGAATTCTTCTCGCATGTCAAGACTCAAAACACCCGCGGAGGAGACCATGATACCATTTGAGTCGCCGGCGGTGTCGCTAGTGCCTCTTACAAGGTACTGGCCAAGCTCAGAGAAAGATAACTCTTTCATCTGTCCTGCAGATTCATCACGAACATACAGGGCGTCGGCGCCCGAAGCGGTAAGGGCGGTGTTGGCGATGGTTGGCGTGTTGGCAAAGTCAACATCCTCAGAGTTAACAATCAGATTGTCACCGGATGCGTCACCAACAGTGACTGCACCATTCAGAGTGGTTGCACCAGTTACATCCAAAGTTCCGCCCACAGTTGCATTATTTGACAGAGTTGCAACTCCATCAACCTGAAATGTACTGTCAGCAGTGATTGCACCTGTGACGTGCAAGGTTGATGCCATATCAACAGCGCCGTCAAGATCAGATCTACCAACAACATTAAGGGTTGAACTTAAGGTTGCTGCACCGTCGACCTGGAATGTGCTATCTGCAGTGATTGCACCTGTGACGTGCAAGGTTGATGCCATATCAACAACACCGTCAAAGTCAGCTCTACCAGCGACGCTGAGTGTTGAACTAAGAGTTGTTGCTCCGCCGACCGAGGCTGCATCTTCAACGGTCAGTGCTCCGAGACGCAGATCCAAGTAGTCAGTAATCGAAACATCACCTGCGGTACTGCCAGTTGTACTAGTAGATACCAGCGAGAACACGTCTGCAGACTCATCCCAGATAAAGGCTGAGTTCGTAGATGATCCACGCTCAAAAATGAAACCTTGGTCAACGCTTGGGCTTGAAGACTGAGAAACCGCCAAGATGATCAACGGATCTTCAACAAGAAGATTCGTGGTATCAATCTGAGTAGTTGTCCCTTCAACATATAGGTTACCCTTTATGAAAGTGTCACTCGTTGACTGCCCGATAGTGACAGTATCAGCGATAGAGGTACCTATGGTGATGGCGCCTTGTGCATCCATATTAAGGGTACTTGACCCAGATATATCGATTGCTCCAGCGTTGATATCAAGATTACCAGTTGTAGTAACGTCAATCTCGCTCGAACCACCGTTAAGGTTAATTCCGACACCGGTCAGGCTAATAGCACCAGAAGTACTATCGATGGTGGTTGCACCAGAAGCATTCATATCAAGAACACCAGCATCGATTTTAACAACAGCACTTGAACCAGCGTCACCATCAAGGTGGATAGCTGTACCGGAGGACGAATTATCACCCTTGATAACAACTTTGTTGCTAGAACCAGCTGCATTAATCGTGATATCACCAGATGTGGTATTAAGCTCTGAAGCGGCACCAGCGTTCATCAATAGGCCGCCAGTACCTGCATTGAGATCGAGCAAAATAGCATTGAGCTCAACTTCAGTACGAGTATCTGTGTCACCACCAACTTTAATTTTTGCAGCAACTTCATCATCACCAATATTAATGGCTGCAGCTGAAGAGTTAACTGAGACGACTCCGGTTGCGTCTAGGTCTGCTACTCCACCGTCGGCTGCCATCGTCAGAGATGAACCACCTAGAGTGAGACCAGCGTTAGAATCAATACTAATTGCACCAACATAATCAAGGGTTGCAGTACTAGCACCGTGATAGGTGTGAGCACCAGAACCAGAAACGTTTACAGTGGTACCATCAATGTCGATTGCGCCACCGTCGATGTCAAGCAGCGTCGATGCGGCGATTTGAACTGTTGGTCCGTCAATGTCCAACTGGCTGGGGCCAGAAGAGCCGACTTCCACACCAGCCGCACCGAATTGAATAAACCCGGGTGCCGATGAACCGGAAAGTCTGAGTTTGTGAGGGGATCCCACGACATGAGAGAGTTTGAGATCTTGATCATTACCCCAGTCGATATATGCACCGTCGTGGGCGAGCCTGATGTCACCGACAATCTTCAATAGATTGCTGCTTGGGGTCCACCCAATCGCACTGGTTCCTTCAGAATCCTTGTATAGTGTATGCGAACCTGGAGCATCAGGCTCGTCAGCAGAAGCTGATGCAAAAATGAGTGTGAGCTCATTCGCACCGGATGCTGATTCGATGTCCACATCACTGAAATAGTCTTGCATTGATGCTGCTGTAACCAGCTGTACTTCGCTAGAAGATCCGGTTTTCTGCATCATGAAAACTGCGTCTTTACTTACCGTGGTCAGGTCTGACATTGCTTTCTTTGACCCAGTAATACTAATTTGTCTTACATTAAATGTTTGGCGTGCCATATTTATTTACCTCCTATTTTAGCTTTATTAAGCTAAGTCTAATATAGCAACAAAATAATCAATAACTATAAGGTGAAGTAAATTAACAATATGATATGAGGTGATATGAGGTGATATGAGGTGATATGAGGTGATATGAGGTGATATGAGATAAAATTTACAAAAATAAACGAACGTTCGAAATTAAATAGGTTTTGAATACTATGAAAATAATATTTTTTTCAAATTTCGAACGTTATTGTCAAATTTACAAAACTCTGAATCTAAAAACTCTAGCGACAAAGCCGGGCATTTCCCTTCTGGATCGTCAAAAGAAAAATGAAATTTTCCTGTTTCAAGGCGCCTACATTCTTTCAATTTCAAACCTTTCAGTTGTAGGTATGCTGCTATTCCTATGTCGCTCGTCGAATACATTATAAGTTTGTTTCCTATTTTATGGTTCAAACTAAATAGTAGGTCGGTCAGTCTTCTTTCTTTATAAAGTATCCTTTTTCTCCCTCTTGGGAGGGCAATTTAAGCTCATATGTGACCTCAGAGCTTACAGAGTACTTTTCCTGTAGATCTTCTGCAGATTTGTACATTTCCTTTTCTAAAATTTCACATCTCGACATAAGGGCTGCCTTTCTTTTCTCGACCTGCAAAAGGAAGTTTGAGAAACCTGTCTGAGTCGAATGCAGCTCATCTCTGTAGGCGATGACCACTTGGGCATCTTCCCAATCCACCTCGATGACCTCTGGGTGGTCCTTGGGAGACTCATTTTCCGTAGATTTCCCCTCTTCTCTTGTTAGGTCGTTTAAATTTATTTCGTTTTCTTCTTGCATGGTTTTATCCTTTCTTGTTTGCATAAGCTCGAAGCATTATATATTATATTATACATGATTTTCTTTTTTTTTACAATTAAAGATCGTATTTTTTTATTTCTTCGGGATCCAAAATGATTCTTTCTTTTGGTAGTCTTACTTCTACTGCATTTTCTCTGATTGCATAAAAAGGCCTTTCATCGTTTCCGTCTTTACCTATTAAGTACCCAATCACCTTTATGTTTATTTTAGTTTCGAATTTTCTTTCTTCGTTATTGAAGTTCTCTAGGTTATCTTGGGTCTGGTATTGTCCTTCTATGAAACCCTCGTATCGATGCTCTCCATGTTTAAGCACTATTGCTCTCACTGTTCCCGGCGTAGTGACAAATGGTAAAATTAGTTCATTCATCTGCTGTTGAAACTCTGTCCTTATTGATATCTCGTATGTCGTCTCTATATTTACTGGCATAGGGACCGAGACCGTCTTATAGACAATCTTTTTGTTTTGTCTGGGGTAGTTCACGAAACCTGTTGTTTTCTTAGCGTCGGCGCTTGCGAAATTGGATGTTTTTTCTTGGTTTATTACCCTCATCACTGGCAGAGCCCCGCCCTGTTTGTCTTCTTTCTCTGGAACGTTTCCAATAAATATCCCAGAACCTGGAGATGGCTTTGTTAAGCCTGTACGACGTACAGATATTGCTGGATAAACTAGTGCGCCGTGAAGATCTCTAGATTCTTTTGAATTTTTCGTCAAAAAAGATCTTTCAGAGGTCCCCCATAAAATTGGGACTACTTTTCTGCCCTTATTTGTTGATGAATGCAGATTTAAACCTTTCACAAATTCATAAACTGATCTATCAATTGTCTCCAATGTTGATGGGTCAAAATAAACTTTTTCATATTTATTGTTTTCATCCGACATCAAATAATCCCTCTCTAGCTCGTATGCACTGTGCTGCAATTTCAAAACTTGATTCAACTTGACCGAAGAGCCACTTTGGTTCCTCTAAAGTTAAAATTTCATAAAAAAATTGACCATACTGTATGAAATCGCCCTCTCTAACAAACAAGTCTTGATCTTCCGACAGCCTCCTCTTGTGAAAAGCCACAGATATTCTCTCTATCCTGTCAAGACCAAGCGGGGAAACGGTTGTCGTCTGAGATTGGTACTTTACCATTGCATAAACCCTTACTGGATTTAAAAAATTCTTGTTTATAGCTTCCCCATAGAGGTCGTGAAACTGTGTATGCTCCAAACTTATAGGATAATACACAATAGTCTGCCCAACTACCCTTTCTATGACCTCATCATTAACCTGCTTTACTAGGTCTTTCTCTTTCTGACCAACAAAAAGCGGGGGTGGGGGTTGCGCGGGTTGGTCCCACTTGTTTTCATCATCTGACATTAAAAATTACCCCACAAAAATATAATTCGGCACTTGATCGAGCACCTTCTCAGTGTTTTCAAGTAGACTTGCATCTTGCTCAGCCATCTTTGCGTAAGTCAGTTCTGCTAGCGTCTCTTTTAGTTCATCTCTCAGCTTATTTTGTTCCTCTTTACCCTCTGAAATCAGAGCTGTCCCATTTAAAGTCACCGATTCTCCTGGAATTGGCACACTTCCAAATTTTGACCTTATTTGCCCCAAGGTTTCTTTACTCAATGCTAGAGAAAATCTTCTAATCCACTGCTTTCCAATGGAGTTGATATTGTTAAACGGCAAATTACCGAGTGGCAAGGTGTTCATGTTATTGACCCCATCAACAGACTTATCATCGGTTTCCCAAACATCAGTAGGAATGGAAAATTCGACCCACATCTTTCTTGGGCCGCCGACGTACGGATATGGATGCAGTCTCAAGTTATTATCTCTTAGCTCATATGAGTAATGCGACATCCTTGTATAGATTGCGTCTTCATATGCCATAGCCTGGGCTTTATTGTGCCATGCAGGAATCAACTGGAACGTTGAATCATCTGAGAATTGGCCGTAATTGTGTAAGTTACCTACCACGTTCAAACCACCATAATAACCAAAAAATCTCCACATTGCATGCGGTGTTTTGTAATATACTTTTTTAATCAATATTCTTTTTCCACCGACTGAGCCTGAAAAATTCTCAGATGTAGAGATTATCTGCTGAAGGTCGTAATCTTGTGTTCCAGGTGTAGTGTCAAAAGAAGCTGAATATTGCACCGAACTATTAAGGCCTATTTCTGCCCCTACGCCTTCGGCAATTCTTCGAGTCATGCTATAATCGAATTTTGGATACTTGAGAGCAACATGATCTCCTCCAAGTGAAGAAGATAGCGTTCCAGTTTCCAGGTTCCCTTTAGCGTCAAAGGAGCCAGTCGTGTTACCAAGCGCATCGGATAAGACATTTGTTGCTTGATGTAGATTTACTAGATATGAATACTCCAACACAGCTTCTTCGTATGAGGCATAAACATTTCCCTCGGTTATTTCCAAATCCAAAACGTCACCGCCCAGCTTTTTATAAACGTAAGAAACTTGGTCCACTGCTCCCGATATAAACTGTGTGGAATACATCGGCGATGTTTCGTCTGAGTATATTTTATATGGAAGTGCGGTGTTTACCTTTGTGTTATCGCCCGATGAAGGTAGAGCTATAGCAGACAAGGTGCTTGCAGGTGTTAATGTAGGTACAGACATGGTTGCCCCCCTCTAAATAAAGTTTATCATTATAAATAGTAATTGAGGTTAGCAATTCACCTAGGCATCTGGTTTTGTTTTTGTCGTCCTGCGCTTACGAGTGGTAGAAGTAGTTTTTTTCGTTGCAGGAGTTGCCTTTTTTGTTGGAGTTTTTCTCTTTCTCGTGGTTTTAGGCTTTTCTTCAACCTTTGGAGTATCGATGACTGGTTCCTCTTCCTGTATTTTCTCTTCCTCTACAGGGTGGGGAACTTCGTCAATCGATTTCTCTTCTTTTTTTTGGGGACTGCTTTGCAAATTTAAAAATTTAGCAAACTTGCTTTCCCATTTCTTTCTTACTTTTCCGAATCTTTTAAGGTCCAAAAGAGCTTTCTTTTTCTTACCCATTAGTTATCCTTTTAGTCTTTAGTCACCGTAAGTTCATGTTCCACTGCCGAATCTTCAAGCAGTGCATTGGTGGTTGCATCGAACGGGGTTAACCTTACTGTAAAAGTATACACGGTGTCTTTATCTCCACCTACATTTGCTGCTAACATGTGGGGATCGTCCAAGCTGAGGTTGCCGTAGTTGCCGGTTTTGGCGAGGGTGATGGAATTTCCCGCACCTGTAAGTGTCTGTGCTTGCCGGGCTTCATTTAAGATCTCTATCTTAATAGCGAAATTAGAACTGCCACCCAATGCTGCGTTTGTACCTGAGCCTCCCGCTTTTTTACCTGAAACCGTCAACTGGGCGGAGACAAACTTAATGTTGTCGCCATCTTCGACAAAGGCAGTTGCCAGGCCACCTAGAGTGATCTTGTTCTCTCTTACATCAATTGACTTTGTTTCACTATAAAGTGCCTCATTTGTTTGGTCCTTTACTCTTACTCTTACGGTATGCGCGCCTTTAGTAAGAGTCTTTGCTATCGAGTAGGTTATTTCATCTAGGCCGCCGGCGCCGCCGTCCTGTGTTGCGTCGGTTTCGTCACCCCAAGCTCCACCATCAACAGAGAGCTCCACTTTTCCAGTAGTGTGGCCTCCGCCAAGAACTCGGCCAGTCACAGTAACTGTCTCGTTCTCATTATCAACTACTGCTATAGAGTCAACAAATGCATCGCCAACTTCGATGAGATCATCAACCTCTGCTGAGTCGATAACGTTAGACGATGAGTCTATTTTGTCCAATAATCCAAAATACTTTTTTGAAAATTTCGTTGTTCTTGTTAAGATTCTTCTTTTCTTGCCCATTTTAATGGATCCTCCTGTTAAAGGTTATACATTATAAATAGTACCCGGTTCCTTCAATAGAAAAAGAAAAGCCCCATCAAATTAATGATGGGGCCTGACTTCAATAGGGTTAGCTATTGTTTGCTATCGGACTCTTAAGAGCCGGACTCACCTAGGAGACCACGAACGATAACAAGACCATACATATCTGGTCGAACCATCTTCTTGGCGTAACGGGTCATAACACCCTTACGTGGCACGAAATCTTCCGTACCGAAAATGGTTGGTGTCACCTGGAGTGGCACATAAGGGGCGTAGACATATCCACTTTCGAGGAATGAACTACCCTTACGTCCAACTAGGATAACGTTTCGCAGGAAGTATGGATCAACGTAAACGTCGAACTTCTTGCTTAAGCTACCAGCCTTGACAGCACCGATGGTGCCGCGGTCCTGGTCAGCAGTCACGCTTGCGCGGAAACCACTGGTGAACTCCAAGATGTTAGCAACCTCAGGGGAACAAACAACAAAGTTTGCACCGCCGCGGAGCGTCTTTCTGTGGATCTGGGCTGAAACGTCATTGATTGTCTCAATGAGAGTCTCATACCATTCACTAACCGTTCCAGTGAAGTCTGGTGCAGCAGAACGGGCACCTAATTCGGTACCTTCTGAGTCAACAAACAATCCTGGTGCACGGCTCCAGTAGCGCTTGCCGGCAGTTGCACCGGAAACAAGCTCACCAAGAAGCTCACGGTCGATCTCAAGAGCAATTTGCTCAGAAAGAATTCCGGTAAGCTCGACCTCAGCGTCCAAGTTGTGATAAGCATTGAGGTCCTGGCCCAATTCTGGGGACCACTTCGCCTTCAGTTTCTTGGTCTGTGCGGTAACAGCTACGCTGTCAACCTTGATGTCGATCTCAGGAATATCGTTCTTTCCTGTTCGATCAGCTGCAGACTTTCCAGTGTTTCCACCTGGCTCTTCGAGAGGCATTGCGCCGGCTCTAAGAGCACCGAGGCCCTGTGCGTCGATATCGTCGCGAGCAGGGAAGCCGAGAGCCACCGTTGCCATTGCCAAAAGAGTTCCAGCATCTGCTGCAGTAACGCCCGTATCAAGTGTGAGACCAGCTACTGCGTCTCGGATTGCATCTGCAGTCAAGGCTTGAAAAGCCGACTGAACTGCTGCATCGGACGCGCCGGCGACAGAAAGGCCGATGGCTTGCTTCGAACCAACCACCTCGAATGGCAGACGTTCAAAAGCATTGCCCTTTAGGGTCTTGAGGCCGTCAGAACTGTTCTCAGTTGCGAACTTCACAAGGCGTCGAACTGGTCGAAGAACCATACAACCAACGGTGCTATGCGCGATGACACCGATACCGTGGGCGTTGGTGGTGTTGCCGGCCTGTCTACCACAAACAAGAACGATCAAGTCACCGTCCTTGCTTGTAAGAGTTCGCTGTCCGAGCGAGTTTACCTGAAGTGGCACAGTCAAATCAGTGTTATCCGGGAAAGATATTGCGTTAGCACTTCCTGGATCGACATTCTGCAGTACTGCGTCACTTGAAGTGACCTCGGCAGCATCGGGTACACAGTTAACTATCTTCTTACCCTTAAGGTCAACGTCATGATCCATGGACGTTTGAGTTTCTGGGTTTGCAACAGCGGATGATGCGGTGATTGCCTTGAGGACAACCGGTGCAGCTTCTGCGTTGGCGTATCCTGATCGAAGACCATAAAAGCCGGTCTCAGTGATGTCCTGGACACCATCCACGACCTGCTTACCAACAATTCCACCACCATACAGTGAAGAATCAGCTGGGCGGCCAGCTCGTAGATCAGAATGAGTGAAGTCCAAGAAGAAAATAAGTCCACTTGGAAGGCTCATTGGCTGAACCGAAATAAGATCATTAGCGATCAGTCCACCGAATACACGGCGAACAATAGGGAATGCAACTGCAGCGAAGCCTTCGACATCGCCAGCAGCCATAGCTGAGGCTTCGCGAAGAAGTTCCTTAGCTTGGTTTTCGAGAAGCACCGCCATTCCCTGCTTTGCTTGACCGTCATTGAGACCTTCAAGCAAACCGGTGGCTTCCCACTTGTTAAGCAGAGCGGCGCCTTCAGCTTGCATATCGCGATGCTGAACGCCCTCTGTTAAAGTTTGTAAAACAGACATAATAAAATCACCTCCTTTTCTTTAAGATTTTTGTGTCTTTATACCTGCTAACCTCTGTAATCTGTTGTACATCGGATTAGCATCCTTTTTTGTTTGCTCATTACGAGCCGCGACAAGTAGTGAAGATTTGCGTGATACCACTTCGTTTAAGGTTGAGTCCCGCTTTACGTCTAAAGTAGTACTAACCGCATCACTCATTGTATCAAACACGATCTTTGCTTCTTGTACAGTGTCGGCTTTTGAAATGGCTTCGACAATTTTTCTTTTTTGTCGCTCATTCAAGGAGGCATTTTCTAGAGCCTGATTTATGTACAGCAACTTTGCGTTGGAAACATTCATGGTTTCCAACTTTTCTTGCAATGTGTTAAAAGCTGTTTCATATTTCTCTGTTTGCTTCTGCAACTTACCAGCCGCAGAAGATAAAGTCTTGTTTTTCTTAGATAAAGTTTTATTCTCTTGTTTAAGTGCTTTGACAACCTTCCGAAGTTCTTCGTTTTCTTCTTTTACTTCAGTGTCCTGTTCTCTTGCCAAAAGCATTGATTCATATTCTCTCATTTGTGGTTCAGGAGTACCTGCCCATCCAGATTTTTGAGGTTCGAAATCGACCCTAACCGCTTCATTTGTGCCGGTTTGTTGGTCGGCCGTGTTAATCGCATGTTGCTCTACTGGATCAATGCCTGCATCGGCGGCCTGTTTCACCAAAGCCTTGATCTGTTCATTGGTTAGGCTGGAGCGTAATCCATCCGTTCGACCTTCTAGCTCTTCTTTTACTTTTTGCTCTTCGGGAGTGAGTTCTGTTTGTTCGTTTAGGTCAGAAATTAGAGCATCTCTTAATTCATCAGCTGTGATTCCTAATTCTCTTAAAACTTCTTGAACCACGCTCTCTGTTATGTCTATCCCGACATCCCCCAGGTCAACATCCAAATCAGGAGACTCTTCTCCTGCTTCAACCTCTGTGTCATCTTCTAACTCTATGTCATCCAGGATATCAATTCCTATTTCGTCATCTGTTATTTCATCCTCTCCGGATGCAAAGGGGCCTGAAATTTCATCTTCCATTTCCGCTTCTAATGAGTCCAATTTTATAGAAATTATTTCGTCGTCGTCAGTATTAAATGCGTCTGGGGCTGTGCCGAGTACGGAATCGGGGTCGAGGGGTTCTTCCTCTTCTTCTTCGGCGTCGGCCATCGGATCTTCTCCAGTGGGGGCCATTTCTTCCGCTCCAAAGTCCAGGCCGCCGTCGATGCCACCAGCAGCAAGAGGGTCGCCCATGGCAAGTTCTTCCTGTTCCAGTATCTTGTTGACTGCTTGTTTAACTTCTTGTGAATATTTTTCTATAACAAGTTGTTCGGCATTCTTGAGCGCGGCCTCTTTAAGCGCGTTGGCATCTACGATAGCCCTTTCAAGTAGGTTTGACATTCTTTTTGACTCCTAACGATTTATATACATATACATAAACAAATGAATTTGTCTCTTATTAAATAGTGTTTTGTTACTTTAAAGGGAAGGAAAAAGTTTGGGATGCTTCTAGAAGGTGGAACATGCTGCAAAAATTGTGCAGGTCTCGCCGTTAGCCAGCCCCTTAACGATGAACTTTACCTTATCTACTCCAGAAATTTCCATAACAGTATGTGTGCGGGCTGCATTGACAGTGATTGCAGACCCGAAATCAGCCCACTGTCCTGATGCGTGTAGGTAAGCCTGAACTTGTATGGTGCACGCGTTGGATCGAATGTGCTGAAGGTGTAGAAATCTTTGGTTCTCTGTTACGTACTCTGCAGATGGTTTGTCTGGTACGCCACCGGCGCCGGTCAAAGTTACTGAAACTGGTGTGGTGTGATCTGAATTGATTATATTTTTTGGAGTTCTTGTTCTACCCCAACTGCTGTGTCTGTGAAATGAATTTGGTAATTCTGCCATTTTTCTTAACTCCTAATTAATCTTATTAAACTTGTCTTTATAGTCCTGCGTGGACTTTTGAGAAAGGCGCTTCTTTCGAGCGCGTTTCTCTTTTAACTTAACTGACTTCTTGACATGATGGCGGCGCCTCTTCAATTCGTCAAATAATCCAGATTTCTTACATTTTCTGGTAAATTTCTTTATCATTCTTTCTACTTGTGATTGATCATGAATCACAACTTCTACATGTACTGGTGTTCTTCTACCCATTTTTCTTTCCTTTATTTCAAATTTTGCCATTTTTGGCCGGATAACTTAAATAAACCGGAGATATCGACGCCGGCATCACCGGGCGCGAGGCCTGCCATTGGAGAATGAGGGTTGGAGCCGCCAGAGTTTGGCAAAGGCTTTGTTCCTTCAAAGACACCGCTCATTCTATCTCCACCAATGGCATCTATCATTTTTTTCTTCGTTTCTAGAAGCTTCTTTTTCTGATTTCTTTCACGAAGACGACGATCAGCACTTGTATCTTCCGGAGCGGATACTTTGGATTCCGCGATGAGCCCTTGAGCTTTTGTTACCCCAAAGGCTATCTCTGCTACCAAATTAGAAAGAACACCTTCTTCAAAAAGCACTTCCTTTACACACTCTTTAATAATGCTTTTCAGTTCTGATTTTTTCATTTTTCTCCAAACTTATATAGAAAATTATTTATACTTCTATCAATCATATCTTTTTTTGTGAAGATGTTGGATCGTTCTTTAGCCTCAGACATCATGAATGCTCCTGGGGTAGATGGATCCGAAACCATATCAAAACAAATCAACTGAAAGTCGTCCTCCACCATTGTTACTCCATTACTTTCTGTAACCGATCCCATTCCTCTAGAAGATATTCCAAGTTTCACGCCGGCGTTTACCAATTCTTTGAGTACGTTACCAGTTGGTGTGTTAAGGACCTCTATCTTCCCCATACATTTTTGCCCATCCATCCATATATCTGTAACTAAATGTGAGGCGTTTGATAAATTTATCACACTCGTATCTGGATGGTCGAGCTCTCCGAGAGCGCGCCGTTCTTTTACCATTTTGAGATAGTTTCCCACCTCTCTCTCAAGAATTGCATGCGGATAGATACGGCCGTTGCCATTTTGGGTTTCGGACATCTGCATGACACCTGAAAGGATGCAAGCTCCGTTTGCTACCCTGCGCTTTTCCTCTTCTGTCAAAAGATCCTGACAGATTCCTCCGTCGCACAATTCATAATATTCTCTCAATAATTTCATTCTCTTCCTCAGTGCGGGGGCCACCCGCGTCAGCTACTTACCCGAACAACAACGACGGACAGGTTGTAGGGCCCAATTTTTTCTACAAACTAAGTTTTCCATTTTATTTTCCCTCTCATTCATCGCTAACATTGTAGTGATAAATTATTTTCTCCATTTTAATTCCGTCATCCCCTATAAACATACTTCCTAAATAGGCCGCTGCTGATGAAGCGCAACCTAATAAGAACGCTGTCACAAAAGAATCGTCAAAAATAAATAGTTGTGTATAATCCTTTACGAACCACAAAAATAAACCTGTCCAAAAACCAGTACACATTGGACAACTGAATAATTGCCCAAACCAGCCCTCTTTTGGTCTTATTGGTTCAAAAATTTTTCCATAAACTAGGATTTGTGTTAAGCCAAAAGAAATAAGGCAAAACCATATAAACGACATCAGTCCTCGCTTTCACTCTCGCGTACGAGAGAATAATTATATTGATATCCATAAGGTCCAATTTGTTTAGTCATTGAGCCCTTCTTGTCTGACTGTGGGACGTCTCCAAGTTCTGTTGAATCTTCCTCTGAAGGTCTTAATA